TGATCATAAAACTAAATCTTTTAATAACTTATTTATTTCTTTTTCTTGTACTCCTTGTTCAAACAAAATTGCATGAACACCTTCTTTTCGGAGAATATAAGTATATTCTTCGGCTTCTCCAAGGGAGATAGTAAAATAATTTGCAACGTGTTCTAACACAGTTTGTGGTGTTTTTTTCTTGGAGGATTTGATGTACTTCAGAAACATTTTTTTCTTTGGGATCATGGAACGGTAGGTATTATATATTAGTTTTTTTTCAGTAAGAGGAAATTTTTGCACAACATTTGTGATATCAATATATCCCTCATACATACTCAAAAACCGGTGAACCATGTAAGAATTAAACGATTCTTGTTGATCTTCGGTAAAATCTTCCCAAGATTTTTTATGGTATGTTATCTGATCAAGCCAATCAAATATTTTCATCACTGAACTCGTCTCTTAGTTCTTTAGGAAGCAATTCTACTAATACTTTACCAGTAACTACATCAAAAAAACAGGGAACAGGAATAATTCCATCTTCAGAAGTACCAGTTACAAAACGAGATACTTTACGAAGGATTACACCTTCTTGAAATACAGCATTGCCTTCAGGTGACAATACGGGGCGAGTGTTCTTAATATCAATATTAAGATTCATTTGTTGTTGTTTGCTCATTTTTATATTTTTTATAATCTAAGTAAAATCCTATTGCTACAATAATATTCATACCAAATGACATAAGGATTTCATGTATGTCTTGGTATACATTCATAGTTAAATGAACATGTCCTATCATCCAGAACGGTATGGACAAGTTACTTGATATCCAAGTTAAAAGATATACTATGAAATGTCTCACAATTTTGAGTCTGGTGTTTTAAATAAACGTTTTACTTGTTCTGAGACTGGAATTGGTGTTCCTTCATCGTCTACTCTAACAAATGTCATGTGAGTTTTTAAAACAACTTCTTCATCACCTCTAAACACATTGTATGTTCTAGCTTCTACATTAAAAGTAGCTGATGTTGTTCCTATTTTAGACATACAAGCGTATATTTTAATCAAATTACCTTCTTTAGCTGGTTTTTCGAATACACATTTATCAATAGCTACTGTGATCATATTTTTACTATGGCATTTTTCCATAGCATAAGCAGCAACAGCAGCATCAATCCAACTTAATAGTTTTCCACCAAATAAGTTTCCATGAAACCCTAAATCGAGTTTTTTAACGGGGTGAGTTGAAATTAGATCCATCATTTAAGTAGTTGTGGTTTAGCTAATTCAATCAAACGAGAAATTAAAGCCATGCAATTAATCTCTTTATCAATACGAAATTGTGATTGGTAAGAATATTCGTTTATATAAATAGCTACCATACCTTCATTGCCTGGGGCGAATTCGCTTGATGAATCATATAGAAACTTATATAACTCGTCAAAATCGCTAGAATTTGAATCGGCAATAATTTGTCGAATAGTTCTCCAGTTAGGTGATTTCTGTTGTAATTCTTTTAATACCTGATTCATATAACTATTTGAAACAAGTACTGATTTATCAATTACTATCTTATTATCCTTAACACTCATTTGAAATGTGTTAAGCATTTTACGAAGATCAGGATAAAACTGATTTACAACAATTTTTAAATTATCAATTTCGTATTCAACTTCTTCTTGTTCTAAAATACCAGCTACGTGTTTTGCAATATCAGATTTTGAAGGAGGTACAATTTTAAGTACTTGACAACGTGATTGAAGTGGATCAATAATACGTTCAACAAAATTACAAGTTAAAATAAAACGTGTTGTACGTGAAAATGTTTCAATTATATTTCGGAGCGATGCTTGAGCTTGTATAGTAAGGAAATCAGCCTCGTCCAAGATGATAACTTTGAGCGGCTTAAAAGATGCGACAGACGCGAAACCTTGTACCTTATCTCTAATAGTTTCAATACCACGCTCATCGGAAGCGTTAATATAGAGATAATCGCAATCAAGATTATTAACAATGAGCTTAGCAAGAGTAGTTTTGCCAGTGCCAGCTGGACCATAGAAAATAAAATTTTGAATGTCATTTTGATCTAGATATTGTTGGATTGTTTTTTTGATATTTTCATTTCCAACATACGAATCTAGGTTAGAACTACGATATTTCTCAACCCAAAGTGTATGTGCTTTCTTACTCGAGTTCCCCATAAATGTTATATTTCTTTGGTTCTGGTTCTTTAACTTCTACTTCATTGTTGAAGATACCATAAAGTTTTCCTTGAGCCAAATCTAAACGAAATGCTTGAGGTTTTGTAACTACGGCTTGATAATAAGCTTCTAATGCTTCTGTTAAACCATTTTGAACAGTATTAACATGCATTACTTGCCAACGATCACCAGGAGGGACACGTTGAGCAAATTCAATTAATTTTTCTTGGATTTCTGTTTTCATAACTTTATTTGTTCAATTAGGTAGGGCAGTAGGTTCTCATAACTCCAGTTTACTGTTGTAATTTCATCATGGGTTAAACCGACATACAAATAATTAGTTCCAGGTACAAAGTAAAATTCTTTGATTCTGTAGTTAACTTCTTTAATTTGTACTACTGTGCCTATGAGACCTACTGCGTCCTGCATACTACCTAAATTTAAAACATTCCTCCTATACCACCGAATCCAGGATCAGATTCTTTGGTTTCTTCGGGCTTGTCTACAACTACTGCTTCTGTCAACAAGATAGTACCTGCTACTGAAGCTGCGTTTTCAAGTGCTGTACGAGTTACTTTAGCTGGGTCAATGATACCTTCTTCGTTCATGTTAACAAACTCATCGGTTCTCAAATTATAACCAGTCCAGTAATCAGCTGTTCTAACTTCATTCATTGCATGGTAAATATACTCTTGATCAATACCAGCATTTGAAAGAATTTTCTTAAACGGAGCAGCACATGCTTTGTAAACAATATTAGCACCTACAGTCATACGTTCAATACTTTCACGAGCATGCAACAAAGCAGCCCCACCACCTGGTACGATACCTTCTTCAAGAGCAGCTTTAGTTGCTTGAAGTGCATCATCTACACGGTCTTTCTTCTCACGCATTTCAGATTCGGTAAATCCACCAACGTGTACAATTGCTACACCACCAATAAACTTAGCCAATCGTTCTTGCAACTTTTCCTTTTCATATGGTGAGGTTGATTTTTCGATTTGGGTTTGAAGTTCTTCGATACGATTAGTAATCTTATCTGAATCACCTTTACCATCAACGATAGTTGTAGTGTCTTTACCTACTGTAACTACACGAGCTTCACCAAACCATTCCCAACTGAATTTATCAAGTTTCATACCTTTTTCAGTACTGAATACTTGACCACCAGTCAAAATAGCAATGTCTTCAAGGATCAATTTACGACGGTCTCCGAAATCAGGAGCTTTAACAGCAACAACTTTCAAAATACCACGAGCTTTGTTTACAATCAAAGTAGCAAGTGCTTCACCTTCGATGTCTTCAGCAATAATCAACAATGATTTGTTTTGATTAGATACTGCTTCTAGAATAGGCAACAATTCTTTTACTTGAGTAAATTTCTTGTCAGCAATCAAAATCAAGGTATCCTGAATACTAGTAGTCATTGAATTATTATCTGTTACAAAATAAGGTGATTTGTAACCACGATCAAATTGCATACCCTCTACTGTTTCAAGATATGTTTCACCGTTTTTAGATTCTTCAATGAATACAACACCTTCACGACCTACTTTCTGCATAGCAGTAGCAATCAATTCACCTACTTCAGGGTCATTGTTTGCAGAGATAGTAGCAATTTGTTTAAGCTGGTCTTCGTTTGAAATATCTTGTTTAATTTCAGTGCGAACAGCATCAAGTACTTGCTTTACAGCAGCATCAATTTCACGCTTCAATTGAACTGCATTTCTATCATTACTCAATTCTTTAAGACCTTGAGTTACGATTTCTTGTGCCAACAAAGTTGAAGTTGTAGTACCATCACCGGCATTGTCTGCAGTTTTAATAGCTGCTTGTTTTACCAACTGCACACCCAATTCCTCGATTGGATCTTCTAGTGTAATAGATTTTGCTACTGTTACACCATCTTTTGTACTTTGAGGAATACCCCCATTTGCAATAACCACGTTGCGTCCATTAGGACCAAGGGTTGATGTTACGGCGTTTGCCAATTTATCGATACCCGAAGACAATTTCTTACGTGCATCTGGACCAAATTCGATAATTTTACTCATTTTTATTTATTTACTTTTGCTAAAACTTGATTTTCAGGACCAATCCAGTATTCATTACCTTCATATTCCAGTTTACTAAATCCCATAGTAGGTAGTACTACTATATCACCAACTTTAAGAACAGTTTCAATGTAAGCTCCTGTTACTGACCAGTAACCAGCACCTACTGCTACTACTTCTCCAAGTTTGTTTTTTTCATTTCCCAAATCGGGAACAATAATACCTCCATACGAGGTTTCTTCTGCTTCAACGGGTTTTACAATAACCGCATTATAAATTGCTTCTAGTGCCATATTTAAATTTTAACTTTAACTAATTGATTAATAAGATTTTCTGTTTGTGAATACGTTTCGAGGTAATCTTGAATCGAACCGTAATTTTGTTTATCATCCGTTTTCAAACGAGCAATTACTTTAAGACAATTTCCAAAATTACTGTAATGACCTAGTGACTTGGTATATTCTTTACCAGGTTTGTTGTCTTCAGTATACTTAGTATCTGGAGTAACAGTTTCATAGATAGTGTAACAGTACGAATCCTTACCTATAAAATAAGGTTCAATTTTGGGGTCACGAATGATTGTGAGAGATGAGAATTCTTCTTTAGCCATAACTTTTTATTTCCGTTAATATACGAACTTTTTTTAATATAACCAACCCTAAGGTTTAATTTTTTAATAACTTAATATATGATTATACATATACTACTAGATTTCTTTTGATACTAGATAGTAAATACTTTTTACTGAATCGTTTTCAAATTCTAATTTCATAATACCTTCTAAATTAATACTAATACTACCTCCTACCATATCCTTATTACAATACATAATTTCTTTAATCATATTTGAATTGTAATGTTCTTTAAAGTCATCTGGTAGCTCATTAGTTTGAGCATTGGGGATATAGAATGATACTTTATTAGCATGTTCTACATTACCACCAAATTGCATTTCAATTTGAAATTCACCATCAGCATTTTCGTGTGGTTTAATAACTACTGTTTCACTTTCAGCTAATGCTGATTTTGCTCTAACAATAGCATTAATACTTTCATTATCTAAAGGTGCTTCAATATTCCATTCACCAATATCTCCTAATTCACCGGCTTTAGGGATAATCATTGTATCCGCTAGAGCATAATTAAGAGTAAATTGATTATCAGCAATAATTAATTTAGTAATAAATTTATTAATTTTTTCATATTTCAATTCTAAATAACCACTTGTAATACCAATTAATTTATTTAATTGAGTAGTATTACTAATGGCAATAGTTGAATCTTCAAGAGGCATTCCTTTAAATTCAACACGACCAATCATATCTTTTGTAGGTGCATTAAATTTGATAACCATATTTTCATCATGGATATCCCATTTAACTGCTTCTACCATACCATTTAGGTAGTATTTTGAAATAACTGAAGTTAAATCTAGTTTATTAATCATAACTTATTCGAATATAAAGAATTTATTTATTCCATTAATTCCATAATTTCTGGAGGATCATTATATCCATTAAAACCAATCACATCGATACGATACGGATTTTCCTTTAGGTATCCAATGTACATTTTATCTCCTATTTGAAATGTTGGGTATTTTTTATCTAATCCTTTAAAACGAAGTAGGTCATTATAGTAGATAGCTGCTTTAGTATTAATAGGACATTTTAAACCTAATTTAGAAAATATTTCACCTGCTGTAGGGCCTGAAGCGATATATTCACTCATTTTCTTTAATCCAGTAGGTTTCATAATTTGTTCCCAACCAACTGTTCTAAGTGATTCTCTAAATTCAAGGACTTGCTTATCAATACTAGCTTTAGAAGTACCAAACATAATTTCATTTAAAATATGTTCACCAAACTTTCTAAATAGTGGAGGGAAATTCGATTTCATCAAATCCAAACCCTTCATATCTAATTCATCTACAGGTACACCTTCTTTATTTACAATATGTTGAGCATATCTACGCTTACCAGCAAAGTAACCTCTATCAAGTACAACCTCTTGTTTTAATTCAAAATAATGTGGTTCGTCAGGGTACTTAACATTAAATAAGTCTTGAACTAAAATATGTAGATTATCGTTTGCTAACTTTTGTACCTCAGTAGCAACTTCAAGTACAGCTTTTACAATAGTATCTTGATCAGCATCTTTTAATTCTGGGTTACGAGATAAAATTAGATCTTTTACTTGAATAAACAATGAGTCTGTGTCTGAAGTGACAATATAATCAACATCTTTGGTATTTAGTTGTTCATTCATCCATTTATTAACAAATTTAATAGACTCTTGAGTTAATCTTTGACCAGTAAGTGTAATAGCTTTACTAATAAATTTATGTCCATCAGTGTATCTCCAACCATTAATAGCAAATACACCATAAACGTCGTTTAATTTAATTTTATACGCGTGTTGACGTTTATTATAAAACTCTCCCATAACCGGGTCTTTATCAACTTTATATGCTTTTTTCATTAACGCCTTATATTCTTGACGTTTAGCAAACCAGTCAGATAAAATTTCACATACAACACTTGATTTATCCTTACGGAATATTACTCCAGGTGCTGAGATTATTAGATTACTTTCTTCTATTAATTCTATAATATCTTTTACTTTAACTTCAGAACGAACTAATGATCTATCTCGTTTTACTTTTTCAATTTCGATTACTTTATTAGGATCCATTGCCTTTAACTCGCGCAAAGACCATTGATTATCGAATTTATCGCGGTTTACAACGCGTCCTACTAATGTTTCAATACCCATATTGAGAGAGCGAATAATTGATGGATATAACGAAGTAAAATCGAGGTCAATAACCCATTCATACAGACCAGGTACCGGATCTTTTAAATAACCTCCAGCATATTCTTCCTTAATTTCTTTAAGTGCAGGATTATATGTAGTAGGTTTATTAGGAGATACAATTCCTTTACGTTTTAGATAAGTTAAAATAGCTCCATCATTCAATACTGTTGAATAATAAATTGACTCGTAAGTTGTATGACATAAATGAGAAATTGTAACTGTTAAATCAATAAACTTAAGTGATTTTTCTAGCTCAACAATAATTTCAACGTCTCGAAGGTTATATTCAATAAATTTTTCTATATCTTCCTGGAATAGTCTGTCAAGTGATCCTTTATAGTCAATTTTACCTAATTTAACATACTTCTCTCCAATATTACCTAACGCATAACTTGGCTCTTGTTTAGTAATAAACTTTTTAAACAAGTTCATGTAATCCAAGTGATTAATACCACCTACAACTACAAATTCAGTCATTGCCCCAGCATCAAACATTACTGTAGGTTTAACTTTACGAATAGGAGATAAGTATTGGGCTAAATCTTCACTTAATACTTTAGAAATACGATAGTATAAATAAGGAATATCAAAGAATTCACTATTCCATCCTGAAATGATAGTAGGATCTAATTTAATCCATAGATCAAGAAATCCGTTAAGTAAGTCTTTTTCAGAAGCATATGGGATAACTTCTTTATTTTCTTCGATTACATCTTTAAATGATTTCTTTTCATCTAATAACAAACAGTAATATTTTTTACTATTGTTATCATATAAAGCTACAGATGTAATTTTACCTTTAGGATCCTTAATGTTTTCGGGGGTAAGTGCTCCAGCAATTTCACACTCGATATCAAGATAAACTAAATTATGATGAGTTGGAGTATCATCTGATTCGTAATAAAAATCTACTAATACTCTAGTATTTTTATCTACATCCTTTTCATAATATTTAGGATCTTTCCAATCAATCTTTTTGATGGGCGATACTCTAGTGCCATCAAGAGTTTCTAGTTCACCGTCAGGATCAGCAACATAGTGGGTTGGTTGGTAATTAAATACCTTCCAACCCCTTTTGTCATCTCTTAAATAGTACTGGTATTCCTCTCTATCGTAGTAGATGGATTGGTACATTATTCAAAAAACTGCTTAAGATTTGGTTTAAAGTAATTAATCGACTTTATGACTTTACGGTCTCTAGTACGATATACAACATACTTGTCACCAACCTGCTCCCAATGACAAAGTTCACCTTGTTCGTTGGAGCGAATTTTAACAGTTTCTTCTGCCTCTTCTTGTGTAGAACAAGCTTTTGATAAATTTGACGCCTGCACTTCCATATAAGCCGGCCAAACTTTATCCTTAAGACCATGAAGCATAGCACCGTTCCCAAGGGATACATAAGTAATGTCGCACAATGCGTCCAAAACTTCAACGATGTCTCCACGTTCGCAAGCTTGTTTATATTCTTCAAGTTCTTCGAGAACGAAGTTATATACAAACTCCCATTCAGCTCGATTGTGTGGTATGGATGGTTCATAGTTGTTGGGTTTATTCATTAAGCTGTTGAACTCTTCAACCTCGCTTACAAAGGGTACGTAATTTTGTTTATCACTCATAACTATTAAATTGAAATATGACCGTTATTAATTTTCAATGAATCAAAGAATTCTTTACGTGCTTGATTGTCGTTTTCCATAAACACACCTGATGCTTTAGTAGTTACCATTGCTGCACCTTGGTGATTAATACCTCGGCAAGATACACAGTTGTGAGTTGCTACTACAGTTACAATTACACCACGATTTGCTTCACATACTTTATCTACTGCTTGGTGAATAGCTGAAGTGAGTTGTTCTTGGATAGCACCTCGACGACCAAAATGTTCTACAATTCGGTTTAGTTTAGACAAACCAATTACTTGACCTTCATTTCCAGCTACATAACCAATATGTACTACACCACGAATTGTTTGGTGGTGATGTGAGCACATTGAAGTAAGCTGAATGTTACGTTCAATGATAATCCCATCATAACCATCTGAAGGGAATGAAGTAATTTCTGTAAAGTTGTTGTAACGACCTTTCCACAAATCATTCACATATGCTTTAGCTACACGACGAGGTGTTTCCATTGAATTAGGGTCGTTTCTCCAATCACATTTTAAGGCATCAAGAAACTGACCAAACGCTTCGGCTGCTTCTTCAATCATTTTGTCTTTTTCCCTATCGGTAAATGGGAAACCAGGTGCAACACCATTAGCATATCCAACAGGAACACACTCAATGTTTTCGTGTTTTTTACGACGCTTATTTTCGATATTTTCCATAACTTAATTTTTATATAATATATTAATCTTCTCTTGGGATTCCAAGAATATGTTTAAGATTTCGTTGGAGACCTTTTTCATTATCTAAACCATAACCTACAAGCCAGGCCTCATCATACAATTCAAATCCATAAATTAAATCAGGATGTTTTGCGCTCCAACGTTTAAATAAAGTAACTGGAGTGATTGATCGAGGATCGTATAATTTAAGATGATTAGTAAGTTCTTTCATTGTTTCTCCTGTATCGTAAATATCATCTACAAGATAAACGTCTTTTCTTGAAATATCAATTTCAATAGATTTAGTAATTTTGACTGTGCTCTGTGTGATTCCCTCGTATGATTTCGCGCGTATAAAGTCTATTTCGCATTCATCCATCCGCTTCACTAAATCCGTAAAGAACATAAATGCGCCGTTTAAAACGCATATAAACACGGGAGGAAAATCGTGTTCTTGTTTTTTAATGTTGTAGGCAATTTCGCCTACTTTGTTTTGTAATTCTAATTCAGTAAATAATACTTGTTTCATTTTATTTCATTCAATTGTTTTAAACCAACATACCTTTTTACTTTACCATTTTCAATGATAACTAGTGTTGGATAAAACTCAACACCACAAAATTTTTCTAATTGTTCTGAATCTGATGATCCTTCTGTAATATTAGAATATAAATAATCTTTTTTAGATTTTACAATTTTTTCAACAATGGGTTTTGCTGTTTGACAAGCTCCACAATGTGATGAGTTAAAAAACAAAATTACATTTTGTTTATTTTCTAAGTTTTCAACCAATAATTTTTTATTCATCTACAATTACATTTAAATTTTTCTAATTCATTTGTAGTAGGAGCTACATTTGGAAAATAGTAACAGCGTTTTGTATTTCCTATTTTAAGTTCTTTATAAAATCCTTTTGGAATAGCAGCGTTTGTAGGAACTCTTTTAGGTACTTTATCAAATTCAACTCTAATATAAACTTCAACATGAGATGTTTGGGCCCAAATACGCTCTTGTATTTCAAGCTTTTTCCAAACACCTCTGTTTAAAGATTGTTGTTGCAATGCTGAATTCATGTAATTAAAGGTTTCCCATAGCATATTTTTATTACAATTTAAAGACGCTGCAGGTGCCATATGACCTTTATCCCATTCATTATTTACATAATCAGCATTGTCTGATGTTTTAATACCAGGTTCTGTGTAAAAATCCATTCCTGCTCGTGATGCTGTTCCATCAGGACAAGCAACCGTGTACCAAATAGCTTTAGGTTGTTCTAATACCTCAGAATAGATGATTGTATAATAAGGAGTATTCCAATGAATACTATCTCTAAGAACTTGTGCAAAAGACGTTACTGATAATAGTAACGAAATAAATAATAAAATACTTTTTCTCATATGAGAATAAATATTAAACTTCGCGCTTAGTATCAAAGGCAATGATGTGTTCACGACCAGTGAAATTATAATAATTTTTAGTACACCAGTCAATTACCATAGGATAAACTCGAATCAATTCTTGGCGGTTATCTCCAGGAGGCATAATCCAAATTTTATTCTTAGGTACTTCTAATTCATCCAAGAATGATTTAATTTCATTCCATGTTTCAGGATCTTCAATTGGGTTGACTACAACTTTCATATGGTAATCAGAATGATATTCCATAGATTTTTTAATAGCATCTTTATTTAAACGTAAGCTATTATGTTTGTCAATCATCTTTTGATCTGTAACTGAACCTTGAGGTGTAAGTACTCCTAATACAGGGACTGAATTTTTAAATTTAGGACTAAAACTAATAAGACCAATAGGATGGTCAGTTTCTAAGAAATGAGATCCTTCAGTTTCAATAGTAATAATAATTCCTCTTTCATTAGCAAAGTGAGTTAATTCATTTACTAAAGCAGGATGCATTGTGGGTGAACCACCTGTAAGCATCATTTCTGTAATTTCAGGGTGTGCATCGTAAATGTTTACAATATCCTGGAAGTTAAATTTACCTTTTTCTGGGTGGATACTCGTGTACCAAGAGTCACACCATCCACCTTCACCAAAATAACAACGGTGAGTACAACCTGTAGTTCTAATTGCTACTGTTGGACGACCTGCTCTACTACCTTCTGATTGTACGCAGGTATAAAGCTCAACGATTGGGAGCTTTTTACTATAATCTTCGATTCTACCTAGTGCCATAATTATCCTTTATAAAATGCTGTATTTTTTTCATGTTCTCTAAATTCAACTTGAACTACTCTTACACGTCCATCAGTTTCTTCTTGAATAAAGTTATTTAGTTTCACCCAAAGGTAGTTTGAAAATTGTTCTGCTCCTACTGCTGGAATGATACGAAGTTGAATAATACCATCTTTCCACATTTCTTTAAATTTTTCTAAATATGGATCATCTTCAGCAACAATTGTAGTATGGTCAAACATATAATCCATCCATGCTTTAGGATTCATTCCATCAATAGTACCTTTAGCACGTTTCATACCTCCAAAATCCCAAACCCAATTACGTTCATCAAGTTCACCTTCAAACCATACTTTAAATGATACTCCATAACCATGGAGAAACTGACAATGAGTTCCATCGGCTCTCCATTGACGAAATACAGTTGAGTAACCGTCAAATACTTTTGTTGATCTAAAACTACCCATTGATAAAATTCATTACGTCGTTAAAACTTCTTGCTCCAGTAAATCTACGAACTTCTTGACCATTTTCCACGAGTATTACAGTGGGAATATTTCTAACACCATATTTTGTGATAAGGTCGGCTTCATAATCTACGTTAATTTTTTCAACATGAACTTGTTGAGATACTTGTTCCATGATAGGGCCAAGTGTTTGGCACGGTTGACACCAACTAGCCGAAAAGTAATATACTTGTTTCATAATTCTGATTCTTTGATTAATTCTGTCCCTGTTTCTCTTAACAGGTATTTTGTGTTCTCTATAAATAGTGGTTTTGCTTGTGACCAATCCCAAGAATACTCAGGGTAACCTTTTTTTAATCCTGTAAATACTTCTCCATTTTGGTTTATAATAACATACATTTCTTGGAATGGAACCGACTTTCTATAGGGTCTACGTGTCATACTAATTCTTCAACAATGCCAATAACTTCACTAAAGATAAGTACAATTGTTGCAACTACCAAATTAAATGGGATAAGTCCGTAACCTACAATTCTAACCCCTGATTTGATAAAACTTATAATTTTGTGCCATTTTTGGTTAGGCATATGTTTAAAATCTTTATCTATTTTAGATTTTTTATTATTCATTTTCTGATGTAATTCCCAATTAATTATACTTTTATTGTATTTATCGTTTTTAAAGTAAGTACCTCTACGAGCTTCGGTGATTCCATCACTCATGGCTAGCTAGTACTTTAGATACATGAGCAACTACTTTATCCCATGAAGCAATACCATCTTCATCTTCATAAGTTACAGGATCAGGACGACCTAAAGCAATAAATGCTTCTACACGTTCAACACTTGAAGCAGACATATAATCAGAGTTTCCTGAAGGGTATGGTTTATAAGATGTATTTGTACGTTTATATATTTCGTTAAAATCAAGACTTAATTGTTTACAACATTTTTCTCCATCTTGTAGAATAGTAAATTTATTTCCTTCCATATAGGGAACATAATAATTTACTAGATGTGAATCCCAATTTCCTGTTTTAAATGCTATTTCATCTGATTTTCTCCATTCATCCGTACAATCTGGGTAAATTGAATGATCTCCGCTATGTACTCCTAAAGCAATTTTAACCTCTGAATTGGTTTTGTTTGCTATACTTAAAGCTACTGCTTGAATAATTGAACTAAAGATTTTATTACGATTAGGTACAACTGTTGCCTTCATATTTTCTTCAGCATAGTGACCTTCAGGTACTTCATCTCCACCTGTTACAAGTGATGAATTAAGTAGTTGACTCAAACCATCAAGTTTAATTACTTGATATTTAATCTTACATCCACCATAACAATTGTTATCGGTACATTGAGAATTTAGATAGTTTACTAAATCTTGAGCACGCTCAAGTTCAACTCTATGTTTTTGACCATAGTCAAAAGACAGTGCTGTCACTTCATAGCCATTGGCGAGTAGATGAAGCAACAATGTGGAGCTGTCCATACCTCCACTTAGTGACAATACTGCTTGTTTATTCATATTAATATTTTTTATTAGATAATCTACGTAGAAGTTCTACGTTTTTCAAACTTAAATTAAAACGATTTTTCCAAAGTTCGTCTAAAACTTTTTTAATTTCTGCTTCCCAAACAGGATTTATTTCTTGAGTTGTTTTAGAAGGGGAGTTCATATGATTCATCTGATTCATCTTGTTTTGTTTCTTTTTTAGAAAAGTAATAATCTAACCAATCAATAGGATACATTAAAATGTCTCCTTTATATTTAGAATTTTGAACATATTTTACAGCAATTCTTACTTTTTCAGCTGATGCTGCGGCAGCTACTTGTTTTCCTAGATCACTACCAGCGGCATGCCCTAGATAATCAAACAATGATTTATATTCGGTTTGTGTGTTCATAACTTATAGATTATTAATTAAACGAAATATTTCAACATTATTATCAATAAGATCCAAATCAATATCTTCTGAAGGTAATTCTTGGAAATTATTCATATTTGCTTCTGGTTTTTCTGTTAGGCCAAAGAAATTAATAGCATTACCATCTAGTGCTGCCATAATTGGATTTGAAGTATCAATTGATTCAATACATTCAATACCTTCATACCAACCAAATTCTTGAGGTACTTGACAACCTAATAGATGTACTCGATCATTAGGCGATAAAACTCCTTGTTTATACAAAGTTGAAATTACATAAACACGACCAAGTGCTTTACCTAAATGTTTATTAGGATGAACACAAACATCATTATAGTAAGAAGCACCATACGAATATGCCATTTTCTTATAACCTAAATCTTTATATGTTTGAGTACATTCAAATGCTTCATGAAGTGTTTGTGCTTGAACTACTGCTACTGGAGTAGTGTTTTCAGGGTACTCATATTTAATCCACTGACGAGCATTTACAACACTTTGAGTTTTATTTTCCCAAACATCAGGTACAATAAATTCATTTGGTTGTAGTTCGTTTATCCAGTGCCATAAACGATTTGAATCATAAGCTTCACCCAATTCATGAAGTGAATTGTCCATTATAATATAACGTCCATCTGCTTTGGCTTGTTTAAAATAAGCCAAATATTCTTCATTTTGATCTAATAGGTGGGGTAAACAATAGTCATAATCATTAAATTCACGACTATAATCCAATAAACTAAAGGGGACTTCATGTGAAACCTTAATTCTTTTTTTCATAACGTTTAATATATTTGAAATAAATATAATTAATTCCTGGTAGGATTCCAAGACTACCTGCTAAAACTGTAAAAAGATTTGGATGCCAATGTTCACCACAAAATCCTAAACTATGTCTAATAATTTCTATCATTTTTAAAACATTTCATTTTTACGAGGACGTCCTCTCCCACGTTTTAGTTTATTTTGAACTTGTACAGGTTGTACTTTTTTAGGACGACCTCTCATGTTTTTTCTATTTTCAGCTGGGGTAGTGTGCATAAATTCACAAGCATGATTATAAAAACTCAAAATATCACCCGGCCAATTAA